GGATAGTATAATGGCTGGAGATATAAAAAACCCTGATAATAAAAAATTTAAAAAACGTGGACCAAGTGCACGTTTAAAAGAGAAAAAAGATTTTTTTATAGTGATTGACGATACATCACCAAAGTCAACCAACGAATTATTTGAAATAGTTATGCCAGAAAAAAAAGCTAAAGGTGGAAGAATTGGTTTAAAATCTGGATCTAAAGGTTGTAAGTTAGCTAAAAGAGGCAAAGGAAGAGCTTACGGAAAGAATTCGTAATGGCCAAAAATGGTCTTGATAAATGGTTTGCTCAGAAATGGGTAGATATTGGCTCAAAGAAAAAGGATGGGTCCTTTGCAAAATGTGGCCGTTCCAAACAAAAAAAAGACGCAAAACGTAAATATCCAAAATGTGTGCCACTTGCAAAAGCAAGAAGCATGTCAGAAGGACAGAGACGTTCAGCCGTAAAAAGAAAAAGAGCGGTTGCACAAGGTGTTGGTGGTAAACCAACAAATGTAAAAACAATTGTGAAAAGAAAAAAGAAAGCAAGCGGTGGACCAGGAGGAACAACAACTCCATACTTCGGTAGATCAATCAAAGGAAGTTATGGCGGTGTAGAGCTATCAAATCCATCTTATAGAAAATATTATAAGGGAATGTTAGACTAGTGAGAAAACAAGATAAGCAACCACCTAAAACTAAAAAATATTTTAGACCTACCAAAAAAGGTGCAGGTATGACTAAGGCAGGTGTTGCAAAATATAGAAGAGATAATCCTGGATCAAAATTAAAAACTGCTGTTACAGGAAAAGTAAAACCAGGATCTAAAGCTGCGAAGAGACGTAAGTCCTTTTGCGCAAGAAGTGCCGGACAAATGAAAAAGTTTCCTAAAGCTGCAAAAGATCCTAATTCAAGATTAAGACAAGCAAGAAGGAGATGGAAATGTTAAAATGGCTTAAAAAAATATTTGGTATTGATAAATTAGATTATAGAATTAGACTATTAGAGAGAGCAAGATATTGGAAGGAGAAATATGCAAAAACAAAAAAATAAAATAAAGAAAGTTGTTAAAGCTTTGAAAAAAGCTTCTAAAGCACATGCTGGTCAAGCTAAAATATTAAAAGGAGTTATCAATGGCAGACCCAAAAAAGGGAACAGGAAAAAAGCCTAAAGGCTCTGGAAGAAGATTATACACAGACGAAAATCCAAAAGATACAGTCAGTATAAAATTTGCTACACCTGCAGATGCAAGAAAAACTGTTGCAAAAGTAAAAAGAATCAGTAAACCGTTTGCAAGAAAAATACAAATTTTAACTGTAGGAGAACAACGTGCTAAAGTCATGGGTAAATCAAAAGTTGCTTCCATATTTAAAAAAGGTAAGCAGGCCATCCGAAATGCTAGATAAGTTGGTCTATAAGTTCTTTGAAGGTATTGACAATTTTTGCATAAAGATAGATAGTATATATCATGAGGGACACAAAAAAATTAGAAGCTTTTTCAAAAGCAAAAGAAAAAGAAAATAAACAAAAAATTCTTTTTAAAAATCTTAGAAAGGAAGTAGAGGTAGGTGCGAATGGCACTCAAGACTACATAATTAAAGAAGGAATAAACAAAGGAAAAAAACCAAATGTTACCTGAAGAAACAATCATAGTACATAAATTACAAAAACATTTAAAAGAGTCTTATCAAAATATTGGAGATACCATGATCGCTGGCGGTGTTGACAATATGGAAAAATACAAGTATATGATGGGACAGGCACATGCCTATTTAAGAATATCACAGGAAATCTCTAACCTGCTAAAACCAAAGGAGCAAAAAAATGATAATAGGGAAAGACCAGAAAACGTCGTCCAGTTCGGACCAAAAGACTAAACCAGCACTTTTAGATAAGTATGAAAAAGACCATCAAAAAGAAGTAGACGGTTATGAACGTCTAAAGAAAAAAGAATCAAACAAATTACCTAAACCAACTGGATGGAGAATGGTTGTACTACCATTTAAAATGCCAGAGAAAACAAAAGGTGGATTATATCTTGGACAAGATACACTTGAGAGACAACAAGTAGGTTCTACTTGCGGTCTTGTTCTTGCTATGGGTCCACATTGTTATGACAAAGAAAAATTTCCAGAAGGGCCTTGGTGTAAAAAAGGTGACTGGATAATTTTTGCAAGATACGCTGGATCAAGAATCCAGATCGATGGAGGGGAAGTAAGATTGCTAAATGACGATGAAGTTTTAGCAACCATCGATAACCCTGAAGATATACTTCATCAATATTAAACATAGAAGGAGAAAACTATGCAAGAAGAAAAAACAGTTGACATTGATACATCCGGACCTGATACTGAAGTTGAATTAAATCAGGAGGAACAATCTACTGACACAGGAACAGTTGAATCGACTGAGACGAGCAGTGCTGAACCAGTGGAGCCCGTTGCGGAAGAGAAGGCTGTCGAAACTAAAAGCGAAAAGAAAGAAGAGCAAAAAGAAGAGAAAGATCAAGAATTAGAACAGTACAGTAAAGATGTACAAAGAAGAATAGCTAAACTAACCCACAAGTGGAGAGAAGCTGAGAGACAAAAAGATGAAGCAGCTGCATTTGCAAAAGCGCAAATTAAATTAAAAGAAGCAGCAGAAGCTAAAATCTCAAAACTTGAACCCGGATACCTGCAGTCTACAGAAGACAGCATTGTATCAGGAATGCAGGCAGCACAAGCTAAACTTGCTGCAGCTAGAGAAGCACAAGACTTAAAAGCTGAAGCAGAAGCTTTAACTGCAATCTCTGAGTTAGGTTATAAAAAAGCTAAACTTGAAGAAACAAAAGTGGCTCAGGAAGAGTTTAAGAAAACTAAAAAACCTGAACCAGAACCTAAATTAGATCAAACAGCTAGACCACAACAAGCTCCAGACCCAAAAGCAGAGGCCTGGGCAGCTAAAAATACGTGGTTTGGTCAAGATAATGCTATGACTTATACAGCATTTGATCTACATAAAACGCTAACTGAGCAAGAAGGTTTTGATCCACAGTCTGACGAATATTATCAAGAAATTGATAAAAGAATAAGACTTGAATTCCCTCACAAATTTGATACAACTAAATCAGAAACTGGGGAAACAACGACCAAACCCGTACAAACAGTAGCTAGTGCGAAGCGAAGTACAAATAGTGGTCGCAAAACCGTGAGACTCACACCGTCTCAAGTCGCAATTGCTAAAAAATTAGGTGTGCCACTTGAAGAATATGCGAAACAATTAAAAATCACGAAGGAGGTATAAGCATATGAGTAATGAAAATGAAAAGAGGACTTCTCGTGCGAGTCAGACTAGAGAAAAAGAATCTCGAAAAAAAGTTTGGACTCCACCATCATCTTTAGATGCACCCCCTGCGCCGACAGGATTTCAGCACAGATGGATAAGAGCTGAAAGTTTAGGCTTTCAAGATACGAAAAATATCGCTGGAAGAATAAGATCAGGATACGAATTAGTTAGATCTGATGAATATCCAGATTCAGATTATCCACAAGTTGAAGACGGCAAATACAAGGGAGTGATCGGAGTTGGTGGCCTTTTGCTTGCAAGGGTACCAGAAGAGATCGCCCAACAACGTTCTGAATACTATGTTAAACAAGGTCAGGATAATGTTGAAGCAGTCGATAACGATCTTATGAAGGAGCAGCACCCAAGTATGCCTATCAATATTGATAGACAAACTCGTGTAACTTTTGGTGGTACTAAGAAATCCTAATTACAGAATTTCTAAAACCAACAGAGTACACTTAAACTTAACAATGTCTAAGGAGGACAACTACTATGGCTAATAAAGATAGCGCTTTCGGTTTAAAACCGATAGGAAAAGTAGGTCAGAACAGAGACAACCAAGGTTTAAGTGAATATAGTATTGCAGCTTCTGCAACAGCTATCTACTTTCAAGATCCAGTCAAAGCTTTAAACACTGGAACAATTGGAGTAGCGGCAGCAGGTGATGTTTTACTTGGTTCATTAAACGGAGTGTTTTTTACTGACGCTACATCAAGTAAGCCTACGTTCGCTAACCATTTAGATGGCTCAAATGCAGCCACTGATATCGTTGGTTTCGTAAGCGATGACCCTTATGAAAGATTCGAAGTTCAATCGGACAACTCACTTGCTTCACAGCAGACTGATGTGTTCATGAATTACGACATCTTGTACGCTGCAGGTGATTCAGCTAACTACGTTTCAAAAGTAGAGCTAGATGATTCAACTACAAGTGCAAATAGTGGTCAATTAAAAGTAATAGGAGTTTCAAAAGATCCTGACAATAATGAAATAGGTGCTTCGCACGTAAACTTTGTTGTTAATATCAATGAACACTTCTTGAAACAAACAGCTGGAGTATAAGGAGAATAAACTATGGCAATATCTAGAGGACAACTAGTCAAAGAACTAGAACCAGGTTTGAATGCTCTATTCGGCTTGGAATATAAACGTTATGAGAATCAGCATGCTGAAATCTACACAACTGAATCTTCAGACAGAGCGTTTGAAGAAGAAGTTATGTTATCAGGTTTTGCTCAAGCTCAAGTTAAACCAGAAGGAAGTGGAGTAACTTTTGACAATGCTCAAGAGACTTTCACTGCAAGATATACACACGAAACTGTGGCTCTTGCCTTCTCTATAACTGAAGAAGCAATTGAGGATAACTTGTATGACAGACTTGCTAGTAGATATACAAAAGCATTAGCTAGATCTATGGCGAACACTAAACAAGTTAAAGCTGTTAATCCATTAATCAATGGATTCGGTTCTTTCACTTCAGGTGATGGTTCGGCGTTGTTTGCAACAAACCACCCAACTATCTCTGGTACTGTATCTAATACATTAGCTACAGCCGCTGACTTGAACGAAACTTCATTAGAACAGTCATTAATTGACATCAATGCATTTACTGATGAGAGAGGTCTTAAAGTAGCTGCAAGAGGTGTTAAAATGATTATTCCTTCTGAGTTACAGTTCACAGCTGAGAGATTAATGAAATCTCAAGGAAGAACAGCAACAGCAGATAACGATGTTAACGCAATCGTATCTATGGGTATGATTCCACAAGGTTACAGAGTTAATAACTTCTTAACTGACCCGGATGCGTTCTACATCATTACTGACGTGCCTAACGGTATGAAGATGTTTGACAGAGCCCCAATTAAAACGGCTATGGAAGGCGACTTCGATACTGGTAACGTGAGATACAAAGCTAGAGAAAGATACTCATTTGGTGTATCTGACTTTAGAGGTATTTTCGCATCACCAGGTGCATAATAATTAATTAGAATGAGGCGAGACACAATCTCGCCTCATTTGCAAAATAGAAAGGATTAATCATGAAAAAATTCACAGTAAATATTTGGGCTTACGACCATCACGCAAAATTTCAAGTTCAATCTAAAGATGACCCTATTTCCCTCGAGCAAGCGATAGTTGACAAACTAGGAGAAAATGCTATAAAATGGGAACATCTTGGAGCTACATATAGTTCTGAGATGAACAGAATAACCTATGAGGAGGTTATAAATGACGATGCAACCGCACATCCAGGAACTCTACAACAAGAAGGAGAGTCTGGACCTACAATGGAAGCAAGAGCATCTTAACGAGGGTAGATATACTCTCAATATGGTAAGGATCGATGACGAAGTCAAAAAGATCGTACAACATATTAAAAAGGCTGAGGCCAAAGAAGCCCACCTTAAAAATAGAGTTGATGCCATTGCTCCACAAGTTTCTGTAGCTACTTAATAAAAAAGCTACATCGTTGGAAAAAATCCACTCCACATCACAGGCTCTCTTGCACTCTACTCAAAACTAGTATATAAAAAAATTACTATACAATTAATTAGAATACTGACGCGTATAGTCGACGGCCTAGAGACAGTATTCGGAAACTAGGAGGATATAATTATGGCAAGTACTACGTTTAATGGACCGGTACGTTCAGAAGGTGGCTTTCAAATGGCTACTAAAAATGCAACAACTGGTGCTATCACAACAAGAATGAGTTCAGGTATGCCTGACCTAACAGGTTTGGTTTTAGCTGATACAGCAACAGGTGCAAATATTTCTATCGCTGATGGAATTATTGCGGTTGTAGATTACACAGGTGCAGCAGCGTGTGCTGTAGCACTACCAGCAGCAACTAGAGGTGCAATTGCAGTTTACGTTCAAGCTAAAGATACTGCAGGTGGAACTAACACTTTAACTTTTAATGCAGCTGGAACTGACGTTTGGGCAACTGGTTCTTTAATTGAATCAAGAGCAGCGGCAGAAGTAACTTTTGATACTTCAGCAGCAGGTGAAACATCTTTAGTTTTCACTCCAGCTAACGCAGCAACTAATCTTTTTACAACAGGAAGCAAAATTGCTTTTATGTGTTTTGAAGATGGTGTGTGGACAATCGCTTCAGAAATGGGCGGTGCAGCTGATGCTACTACAGGTGCTTTTGCATTTGGAGCATAATAAATAATTAATGTGGGCCTTCGGGCCCACACAATTTTAATAGGAGAAAACTATGGCAACACAAGGTGATGTTAAAGCACTACAAGTTACAGCAACAGGATCTATTTTTGCTGGTAGAACAAGATTAAGAGGATTAGTTCTTTCTAATACAACTACTACAACAGTAACAGGTTCTATATCTTTAAACGATGTATCTGGAGTTCAGTTTACAGCTGAAGTTCCTCCCGGAGATGTATTCTCTTTTAATTTTCCATCAGATGGAATTTTATTTGAAGCAGGTATAAGCTGTAGCGCAATTACTAGTTCTAAGTGCACTGTATTGATAGATAAATAGGAGGATAAATGGCAACCT